TGATGCGCATATCGTAAATCCAAGCGCGCACCACGCTCCGGTGACCGTCGGCAACACGGGGCTGAGCCTGAGCGGGCAGCAGGTGAGCCTGGCGCTGGCGTTGGTCTCCGGCTTGGCGATTTCGAGCGGGCTGATGCTGGCGGACAGCATCGCGGGGGCGGGGCTGACGATCAGCGGGAAAGTGTTGGCGGTGGGGGCGGGGGCGGGGCTGACGGTGGGGGCGGATACGGTGAGCCTGACCACGCCAGGGACGTTGAGCGTGAGCTCGGCGAATGCGGCGGCGGGGAACCATACGCACGCGATTACGAGCAGCAGCAATCCAGGCGCGGCGGCGGCGATCCTGGCGAGCAACGCCAGCGGGTATGTGCAGCTTGAGGGTTTGGGGATTGGGACGACGGGGGCAGCAGACCGCGGCGTCAATATTGTGCCGGTGCTGACGACGGCTAATGCATACGGGATCATCAATGCGCCGCAGATCAGCGGATCGCGTACGTTGCTGGTTGCAGAATATGTGTCCGGCTATGTGCTGGATGCGTCGTCGGTGACATATTGGCGCGGTGTGGATGTGGTTCCGCCCACACTAGTTGGTAGCGGAGCGATTACCAACCAGGCGGCTGGCATCAACATACGGAATCTATCCGGCACAGGGGCGCCCTCCGTTTACTCGTTGATCCAATATGGACCGGCTGATTACAATCTGATGCTGGGATATTTGGGGGTAGGGGTAAATTTAAATTACACCTACGTTGGGGCGCGCTTGAACGTCTCGGACACCGGAACACAACTGCGACTACTCTACAACGCGGATACCGCGAAAGCGGCGAGATGGACCGTAGACAGCAGCGGCTATTTGACGCTGGATGTGGACGGCAATCAATTCAAAATGGATTCCGATGTGCGCATCCAGTCGGCCAATTATGCATCACAGCTCACGGGGTGGGGGATTACGTATTCGGGGAGCGCGGATTTTCGCTACCTGTATGCAGATGAGCTGCACGTAAAAACGTTCATCGCCGACCTGGAGCAGGCGCTGGCGGGTGGCCAGATCATTGCCAAATCGGTGGCGATTCTGTATTCCGATTTTGTGTGCCCGGCGGCGGGCGGCAGCCAGTACATCTACGTGGAGGATTTGCCCGGCGCGGCGGATATGCAGGTGTTCCAGGCGGGAGATTATGTCGGGTTGCGGCAGTTTTCGCGCGCGGGCGGGGGGTTGACGGTTGCGTGGTGCTGGGGAACGGTATCGTCGCCGAATACGACGTTCGATGGATATCAGGGCTGGTTGTTTACACGCAGTTCCGTTCCCTACGCCGGCGCGGCCAGTGGGACGATCAACAAAGGGACGTTGGTTCTGGATTTCGGCACGAGCGGTAACGGGTTTTACGAGGTCAACGCCATCGATGGTCTGTATGCGGTCAACTCGCCGTATGCGCAGACGGCGACGTGGAGCACGCACCCGAGTCTGCCGACGCTGCGCACGCGCATGGGCAATCTGTACGGAGTCACGGCGACGACGGAGTATGGGTTGTATGCCGGGACGGGGGCGGTGGATGTCACGGATCAGTATTTGCGGATCAGCGACGTTAATTTTGATATCCACAACATCGATTTGAGCATCCACGACGGGACGCGGGAGGTGATCCGGCTGGATCACGACGACGGGATCAGCGTATGGACGACCGGCGGGGTGGGTGTGTTGCGCGTTTATACGGGGGCGGCGACAATCGCGTGGAATGGGCTGACGATGTCGCCGGCGGATGTGATGCTGGGGAATGCGACGGCGGCGCTGTATTGGGATTCGTCCGCCAGCACGATGAAAATCGGGGATGTCGACGCCGGCAGATATTTGCAGGCGACCGGGTCGTATGTGTCGGTGTTTTATGATGCGGTGGAACGGGCGCGGTTTGGGTCCACGATTACGCTGTGGGATAGCGCGGGAGCGGACCGTTTGGTGCTGAGTACGACGGGGGTGTACGTCGGAGACACCACCGAGGGCGAGTATCTGTTTATTTCGTCGGCGGGGATCGATTTTTACGGCGGGGGCGTGCAGCACGGAGATATCCTGAGCAGCGGGAACTGGTGGTTCGGGGATACGGCGGCGACGGAACGCATCCAATGGGATAGCGTCAACGGGTTGAATATTTATAACGCCAGTAATGTAGCGGTGATTCGAGCGCCGATCAGCGGCAATGCTCAAATTATTGGAACGCTCGAAATTGCAACTCCCGGCTTGTTGACGGCAGGCAATGGGGATGTGCAGATCAGCAGCTATGGCATTCGATTTCCGAACAGCGAGTTAGCCGATATCACTAAAATCATCTGGGAATACGATCACGTAGCTTATGATCAAATTACAGTCGGTCGCATCTGGGCAGAGCGATATACGAATGATTATTACCGTGTGTTTTTGGATGGCGGACAACCTACAGGCGCTACCTACATTCAGACTACAATTTCGGCGCGGGCCACAACCGGTCCGACATTGTTTCTCAGTTATTACAATGGCGGGACCAGCTATGCAGCGATTACTGTTCCTGCAGGCGGCTACGTGTCCGTAAACAGTGATTTTCGATATAGCGGCGATTTGCGTCCGTACCGCAACTCGACCCAGTACACAGCGCACGCGCCGGTGTGGTTGACGACGCCGCTCACGTCTACCTCCTGGGATGGAGACGCCTGGTCGGACGCGGCAGTAGCGTCCCTTAATCTCAATAGCGTGTTCGGCGTGCCGGACGGCGCCCAGGCCGTGCTGATCGAGTTGTACGCGCAGGATAGCGGGGCCTATCCGCAGGCCGGGTTATACGCGGCAATCGGCACAACCGGATCATATTTTCAAATTACGGCCAGGCCGCGCGGGGGCGGAGCGAATTATCCCGGCAACGCAATGGGATGGCTGCCGGTCTCGACGGTTAGCGGTCACCCGACCGTGTATTACCAGGTCAATGCGAGTGGGACGCTGACGATGAGTATTACGATGCGCGTATGGGGATACGCAATCTAATTTGATGAGGAGATGATTATGGCAAAACAGATCGAGTTAAAAAAGCGCTACCTGGGCAATTACCTGCAGGTGCCGGTGCAGCTCGCCGATGGGCTGGTCGATATCGAGGCGGACGGCGAACGTCTGGCGGCCTATGACCGCGTTTTTAAGCAACGGGATTTATTTCAGCAAGTTTCGGATGTCGTCCACCTGCAGCGGATCATAAACTGGGTGCCGCAGGGCGGGCTGGCATTTACGGAGATGGCCAAATGGCACAAGCTGGCGAAGCGGGCCGGCGATCTGGACCCGGAAAAAGAGGGGGCGTTTACGATTTCGAGCTATGAGCTGGAGCTGCTGCGCGGGCGGCTGAAAGACGCGCGGTTTACGTTGATGCCCAGCCCGGATATCCAGCCATATCTGGAATTTATGGTCGAGTTGGCCGAGGTGCTGGGGATCGATTTGGGGATTGACGAGGGGGAAGAGGATTAAACGCGCTGACCCGGCGCGTCCACGCGGGGTCAGGCGATAAAAATCGGGCGACAGGTGTCAGGCGAGGCGGGCGTTGCACCCAATTTTCCCAGCATAGGTTCTGAGATGCGGCCTGTTACGGTTCGCCTGTGTCGTCGTCGCATAGTGTGATTATAACACAAAATAAATTGCAATTTCGAATTTGAAATTTCGGAATTGCAATTTTTGTTTGCGCGCAAACGTTCAGGGCAGCGACTCACAAACCCGGCCGTCACCATCGCGGTCCAATTTAAATATATCGCCATAGCCCAGGGATTTGCAGTAGTTATAGCAATCCTGGGCGGGTTTTTTTCGTTTCAGATCCGCGCAGTCCAGGTCAGGCCCGATGCAATTGCAGACGGCAGCAGCAGCGCCGGCTGCCGCTTTGGTGGGCTTGAGCGTTTTCGTTGGTTTGGCTTGTTTGGCCGGCGTACTGGTGGGCAGCACATTCGAGGATGATGCACGCTGAGCGGACGTTGGCGGCGGGGTGAGTGTTGGCCGCGATGTGACAGTAGGTTTTTTGGTCTTTGTGGCGGTGGGAAGATCTGTGGTAGTGTTGGCAAGTATAGCTGTGGGTGGATCGGTTGGCGCTCGGGTGGCTGTGATCTGGATCACGACGGTCACGACGCGTTCAACTGGTGCATCTGACGTTGAACAAGCTGATAGATACAAGCTGGCTACCAGAAAGATTCCAACGATCAGAGATGTTTTGTTGTCCATCGCCCCTCCGATATTCGCGTGTAAACTAAATTAATGCTGGGACGTCATCCATTTTTTTATTACCCAGCCTATTTTTCCGGTTTCCACGACTTCCATTTCACACATCACTATTGTCATACCAGGTTCTTCATAGGTTTTGCAACTTTGAAATTTCTCACCTCGCGCTGGTATCAATTTTGTGCCTACCGGCAAAGCAACAATCATGCCTGCATCGGCGTGTGGTGCAGTATAAAGGCCAGTACTTTTATTTACTTTAAATAACAATGGACCTTCAGTTGGAGTGGGACGCGTCGTCGGCGTTGCTCGATTCTCTTGCGATTTACAAGCGGCTAAAAGAAATATTGTTATTGCCAGAATAATAAGATTTCTGGTCTTCATGTAATCCCCATTCCCCTGCTTAGAAAACTTGTTCTAATTCATTCTTTAACTGCGTCGGGAGGGGTTTCCCCCTCCCGGCGAGTGACTGAGTACCTGGCGGCGCCGCTGGCGCCACGGCGGCCATCTCTGGATTGGATGAATTCGATGTAGGCGAGCACGTCGTCGAGCTGATCTTCGCTGAGCTCTCCGAGTTTGTAGTTGACGATGTGCTCGGCGACCTGGCGTTTATTGTTGAGCGGCGGGAGCAGGCCGGCGGCGCGGAAGACGACCTCGGGAGAAATATTAAAAGCGACAGCAATCGCAAGCAATGTTTCTATGCCGGCATTTCTTTCTCTATTTAATATTCTGCTGACCAGACCAGAATCGATTCCGCCACGTTTGGAAAGCTCATTTCTGTTCCAATCGCGCTGTTTTAATTCGTCTTCTAGCCATTCTACAAAATCTGTCATATGTCAATATTCTACTGACGATCACTCTGACTATGGTCAGATTTATTACTGCCTATTGACAGATAAAAAATTTCTGCTATACTGTCAAATGTCAGTTAATCAATGACATTTGACAGATAGGTGAATGAATGAGTGAATTTATTACCAAAAATGTAGTTTTACATTTGGATGATTTTCGGACAATCCGAAAATTGGTCAAAGAAAAAGGGTTGGGAGGGCGGGGGACATCCGCTGCGCTGCGTATGATTATCCGTGAATGGGTGGAAATGAAATCCGAGAGAATCCGCATCACGGAGGCGGGCATGCAGGCGCTGGCGGAGGCGCGGAGTGGAAGCGATGCGGGCGATGGCCGGTAAACCCAGGCCGGTCAGCGAGCGTGAGCTGGATTTGTTGGCGTACATCATCCACTATAAAAAAAACTTCGACGGCTGCGCGCCGTCGATGCGGGAGATGGATCGGGAGCTGGGGACGAACAGCACCTCGACGATCAACTATTACCTGCACAGGTTGGAACGCTTTGGTTTGATCGAGTTGCTGGGCGAGCCGCGTACAACGCGGCTGATTCGGGTGGTGGGAGGTGAATGGCATTTCGAAATTGAAAATTCGAATTTGGAAATTGCAATTTGAAAATTGCAATTTGGAAATTGGAAATTGGAATTTGGAGCTCAAATGGATAAATTAATTTTAAACATACAGGATGTCAAAGAGCCGGATGATTTTATCCGTAAACTGTGCCAGTTCATTGTGCTGGAGGGGGCGACGGCGAACGGGGTTTTCCGGGTTGACGAGAACCCGGTCAACGGGGAGTACGACAGAGCGATCCCGATTTTTAACAACCGACCCCGCATAGACCTGGAAGGCGATTATGAGTAGTTACGCGGAGTCCTATGACAGCGGGCCCCAGGGCTGCACGATGGTAATTGCCTGGCTGGGGTTGGGGATCGCGTTTGTGATCGGGCTGGCGCTGGTGTTCGGCGCGGCGCTGGGCGACAATATGAGCCTGGCGCTGGGGGTGATGGAGCAACCGCACGCCGAGGCGAGGCACGTCGAGGCGCCGGCGATCCGCCAATGCCTGGATAACAACGGTCCGTATATGATTTGGAAACACAAATTCGCGCCGACCTGGTACCTGATCTGCCAGATCGATGCGGATACCTGGGGATTGCAGGCGGTCAACCGCGAGGGGGTCGAGAAGACGGCGTTTTCTCCGGGCGATGGCAGCTACCGGGCGCTGATGGATTATTTGCGCGGTTTTGCGACGAAATTTAAGGGGGGGTTGCCGTGGCTGCAGTAAATTCTAATTTTCAATTTCGAAATTGCAATTTGAAATTTGTCTCTCGCCGGCGGGATGCGGTTATCAGATGAAAGAAATTGAAAATTGCAATTTTCAATTTGAGATTTATGTTCCGCCGGCATGGTTTACGTGGTTGATCGCGCTGATTTGCCTGGCGCCGTTGGTATTTATTGTGTTGTTAATGTGCTGATTTCAGGATAGCAGGTTTTCCGTATTTGTCTTTTTTTTAGGAGGAGGAACAATGGAGGATGAATTTCCGCCCGGGCTGGCCTATATCATTTTGGGCATTTTACTGCTCACGTTTTCGTGCGGCGGGTTTGCGTTGATGACGGCCGCGCGGAGGGGATGGTTCGGATGACGGCCGAAATCGGGTTATTGTTGGCCGGGGCCATTGGGATATTTTGCGCCGGCTATGGGATTTCTGCGCTGCGCGGCAAATGGGGCGCGCTGGTCGGGCGTGTGGACCGGCTGGAGAGCGACCTGGCCGAGGCAAAGTCGCAGATCGGGCGGCAGCGCCACACGCACAGCACGATTGCCGGGATCGAGGACAGCACGGCCAATCTGGTGCAACTGATGATCGAGCTGGACACCAGCCGGGCGCGGCTGGATACGATCATGCGCAAATTACATTTATTGCGCGAGGGTCCTAACGCATACCCACGGGAGGATAATGATGTATGAGGATGATGACTCGCCTGCGCTGCTGCGCGGTTTTTTGTATGCCGTATTTTTCGGCCTATTGATCTGGCTTGGGCTTTTGCTGGTGGCGTATGCTATCGGAGCGGCGCTCGGCATTGTGTAGGGATTATCCCGGATGGCGGTCCGGGTGATCTAAGGCTCCTCCTTTTGGCAAGCCCCAGGATCGGGCGGTCCGGTCCTGGGGTGGAGGAGAGATAGATTATTGCGATTTGAAAATTGAAATTTGAAATTTGAGGAGTCGATATGAGCGATGCATGGGCAAGAGTTGAACTGATGGGGCATGTCGCCCTGGCCGGCAGAATCACGAAGCCCGGTGATTATGGCGGTCTGTGGCAGATCGATATCCCGGACGGCGACGGCTGGCGAACGGAATTTTTTGGCAACCAGTCGGTGTACCGCATCCGCATGGTGAGCGAGGAAATTGCCCGGGCGTATGCGCCGCAACACGAGGTGATCGAGTATAACGCGCCGATCATCACCCGCGAAGAGCACCAGGCGTACATGGAGCGAGCCGAGGCGGAATACCGGCGGGTATTACACGAGAACGATGAGCTGCGCCGGCGGCTAACGGCGGTCAACGCGCTGCCGGCTGAGATCGATGACGATGGGGAGGATGATTTCGACTACGAAGTCGATGATTGATTAATTTTTTATCCTGGACCGTGTGCGCCTTGCGCACCACGAGACAGCGCTGGATGAGAAATGCCAGATCGACGGCGGTCCGGGAAATCTTCTTCCCTCCTGTGTAGCCCCGGTCGGTTTCCCCGCCGACCGGGGCGAGGAGACAACTCTCGGAGATTTACATCGTGCTCTCGCAATCCGAAACAGATCTCTACCGCTCACTCAAAAAAACGGCCATCGTGCTCATGCTGATGATCCGGTTGGATAAACCGGTTGGTCAGGGTGAGCTGGCCGCCATCCTGGATATCGATCCGCGCACCGCCGAGAGGCATTTGCGCTCGCTGGCGCAGCGCCAACTGATTACCCGCACCCACATTCAAGCCGGGTACATTTTGACGCAGACTGGCCGGCAACTGGTTCTGGGCGTCGAAGACCTCCCACCCGTGCAGGCACCGTTCCAACCCGTCCTGCCACCCCAAGCGGAGGCACCCCGTGCGCAGAATGTCCCGGATGAAATATGCACAAAATGTACAGATTTGAATCTGCAAAATGCAGATTTAAGCACAAAATGTACAGATTTGGGCGCACAATGTGTGCATACTAGTGAGTCAGTAGTAGTTAATTTAACTGATTTAAGTTTAAATACTTCTTCTACTGACTTAAGCGCACAAAATGTGCAGATTTCGCCGGCGGCGCTGCTCTGTTCGACGCGGGAGTTATTCGGCCAGGCGGTGATCGAGCGCGGCCTGGAGCACATTGAGCCGCGCCTGGCGCTGGGCTGGATCGCCCAGGCGTATGACTGCCGCGCCCGGCTGCGCTTCCCGCCCGGGCTGATCTATAAATCGCTGCTGGCCGGGCGGATTCCGCGGCGCGAGTATGTGGAGCGTCCGCAGGATTATCTGCCGGACTGGTACCTGGCTGAGATCGGATTAGCGCCGGAGACGGTTGCCGAACCAGAGCGACTACAGCCGCTACAGGTGGAGGAAAAATCAGGCATGGCCGATCAATCAGGCGACGAATCGATTCGAATAAAAATCCCCGGGCGGGATATCACGGCAATGCAAGCATGGAATAGTGTGCAAGAGCAACTGCAAATGGAGATGCCGCGGCATGCCTACGACGCCTGGGTGAGAGACGCGCACCTGGTGCGCTTCGACATAGCGATCGATACGCTCGTGATCCGCGCCGGATCGGAATATGCACATCGTTGGATCGTCTCCCGGCTGGAGAGCAGGATCCGGCGCCTGCTGGTCGGGATTTGCGCGCGGCAGATGCAGGTTAAGTTTATTTGGTAAGTTTATTCGGAGGAACCATGAAATATGCGATTTGGGCAATTACATTTTTGGCAATGCTCGATATTTTGCAGCGCATCGACCGGCAAATGAGGCGCGTCGCGCGGGCATTGGAGCAGATTGCGCGCATCGAGGCGCCGACGATGACGGCGGCGATCAGCGAGGTGGCCAGTACGCTGGATGAGAGCCGGGCGCCGGTTATGTTAATTGGACAGGCAACGCGGCGCAAGCTGAGAAATGGCAGAGAGGCAAATTGAAATTTGCAAATTGCAATTTTCAATTTCGAAATTGAAAACAGGAGGAGCTTATGATCCACTACATTCCGCTCAAAAAAGTTTATCCTAACCCATGGCAGACGCGCCAGGGCGACCCGGATGCGCAATCGATCCGGGAATTGGCGCTGAGCATCGCCAAGATCGGCCTGATCCAGACGCCGGTCGGGCGCGTGCTGGCGGATGACGACGGCAGCGGCCAGGTCGAGCTGGCCATCGGACACCGCCGCCTGGCAGCCTATCGCTGGCTGCACCAGAGCGGCGAATATTCGACCACGCCGGGAAAATTCGAGAACCTCCCGGTGGACGTGCGCCCGCTCTCCGATGAGGACATGGCGGACCTGGCCTGGACGGAAAACGAGCAGCGCCGCGACCATTCGCCCTGGGAGCGGGTGCTGGCGATCCAGAAACGCATCGACGATTTCGGCTGGACGCAGGAGCAGGTCGCCGAACGCATGCAGATTGCACGCTCGACGGTCACGAATTTGCTGGCGCTGCAGAAATTGGATGAGCCGCTGCGCCAGGCGCTGCACAGCGGGCTGATTTCCACCCGGGCGGCCTCGGCGCTGGCGCCGCTGATGGACCTGCCCGAGACGCTGCTGGAGGCGGCCTCCAATTCGATGGTCGAGCGGGTGCGCCCGGCGAATATCCGCCAGGCGGCGCTGGATGGCGCCTCGTCGGATGAGCTGCGCGAGCGCATCAGCGATCTGATCAGCCGCTACAGCATCCCGCTGAGCACGGCGCGCTGGCCCCTCGATCTAGCGTTCCACAATCTGGCCGGGAAAGCGAAATCGGTGCGCTGCGCCGGCTGCAAAACGACTATCAGGCGCGGCAGCGCGAACTCCGAGAGTTCGCAGACATTGTGCGCTGCGCCGGGGTGTTTCCAGATCAAAAATCTCGCCTTTTCGGAGATGGCGAATGCTCAGCGTTCGCCGCAAAAAACTGAACAGAAACCCGCTCCGCAGCCGCAGATACAGGTCGAGGAATTCGAGCGCCCGGAGAAGGCCGACCCGGGCGAGGCAATTGGAGGATTTCTGCCGGCGGATGGCGCGCCGGTGGATGAACTCGATGAGCAGGAGATTTTCCCACCCGCTCCACTGCCTGCGCCCACGGCGGCCAAAACCGAGCCCAAACCAGCTCCAGCTCCAGAACCTGAACCAGAGCCTCCGGCGCCGCCGACGTGGGCCGAGTCGACCATCACGGCCACGGGTACCGCGTGATCGCGCAGGCCGACGGCACCGCGGTGCATAAATCGGAGCTAGGTGACAGGCAGACTTTGCAGGCCGACGGCGTGAGCCTGCCGAGTTGGATGGTGGATGAGATCGAGGGGATACTGGCGCGGCATGGTTGGTAGCCGCGCTAATGTGAATTAGCGGAGGTGTGATTTGGCAGGTATAACGAGACCGGCGTTGAGGTATCACGGTGGCAAATGGAAACTTGCTCCCTGGATTATTCAGCATTTTCCAGGACATACCACGTATGTTGAGCCATTTGGCGGAGGGGCTAGCGTTATTTTGCGTAAACATCCGTCGTTCATTGAAGTTTACAACGATTTGAATGGTCAGGTAGTCAACTTTTTTAGGATACTACGGGAGCGTCCGGCAGATTTGATTGCTGCTATTGATTTGACGCCGTATTCCCGGGAAGAATTTTTGTTATCGCAGCAAGACGATATTGATCTTGATGCGCTGGAGCGGGCACGTCGATTTTATATATGGAGTTGGCAGGGCCGTGGGCGCGCGGGGGTAAACGAACCAGGCGGTTGGCGTTTTATGAGTCGCAGGACTAGATACAGAACTCCTGTAGATGATTTCAACAACGTTGACCATCTCTGGGGCATAGTACGTCGTCTGAAACAGGTGCATATTGAGTGCGATCCATATCAGAAAATAATTCTGCGATATGACTCTCCGGAGACGCTATTTTATTTAGACCCCCCATACGTTCAGGATACGCGCTGTTATCGATGGATGCGTGATGGATACCGTTTTGACATGACGGACGATGAACATCGCGAACTGGCCCGGGTAGTTAGTGAAATAAAAGGAATGGCAATTATTTCTGGATATCCATCTGATTTGTATGATGAACTGTTCGCAGGGTGGACCAGGGTGGATCGCCGAGCGGCAAAAGATAACGGGATCAAGACTGCGACAGAATGTATCTGGATTTCACCGGGGGCGGTGGTGCAGCCGAGGTTGGTATGACCGCCTACCCCTACTACTGGCGCGTACGCACCCGCCTGCCCGAGCGCTACGGCCAGCGCTGCCGGGTGCTGGTGCGCGGGCGGATGAATAGCTGCCTGGTGGAGTTTGAGGACGGGTACAAAGTGGTGACCAGCCGGAATTATGTGAGGAAGGCGATGTGATGGCTAAATCAAAAATCGAATGGACGGACGTTGTGTGGAACCCGGTGACGGGATGCAATAAGGTTTCCCGAGGCTGTAAGCACTGTTACGCCGAGACGATAGCGAACCGTTTTTGGGCGAAGCAGTATCCACAGAACGCTGACGGCAGCCCGCGCAGGTTTACGGATGTGCGCCTGCATCCGGAGCGGCTGGATGAGCCATTGCGGTTGAAAACGCCACGGCGGGTATTCGTGAATAGCATGAGCGATCTGTTTCACGAGACGGTAGACCGGCATTTTATCGCCGATGTTTGGCGAGTAATGGAAAAGACGCCACAACACGTTTACCAGGTACTCACAAAACGCTCGGAGCGGATGTGGCATTGGGTGACGGGATATGCACTATATGACAAGCCTCTGCCGAACGTTTGGTTGGGCGTCTCTGTCGAGAATCAGCAGGCAGCGGATGAGCGCATCCCGTGGCTTCTGCAAACGCCAGCGGCCGTGCGGTTTGTGAGCTGCGAGCCGCTGCTGGGTTCGGTGGATTTTAGCTCAATTGGTTCGGTTGGAATGGGACAGTGTCTCGAATGTGCGGGCGCTGGTGAAACAGCGGGCCATTATTTTTCCCCTGATGGCGTCGGAGTATGCGGTAGCTGCGGTGGATCTGGTGAAGACTCTAACGCTGTTCTCGACTGGGTCATCGTCGGCGGCGAGAGCGGGCCGGGGGCGAGGCCGATGCACCCGGATTGGGCGCGGTCGTTACGGGATCAATGTCAGGCGGGTGGAGTGCCTTTCTTTTTCAAGCAGTGGGGAGAATTTGGGTCGACTGGAACAAATTTATTGACTGATGAGCCTGTTTTTCTACAGTATCAAAACTATGATCATTGGACGCAAAAATATTGGATGGCAAAGGATGATATTTTGCTGGATGCAACCGGTGAACGAATGCTCAATGGTGGCATGATCAAAGTCGCAATACCGCCATTTACGATCATGCGTCGAGTAGGCAAGAGGGCCGCCGGCAGGCTGTTGGATGGGCGGGAGTGGAATGAGTTCCCGTGCTAACTTGTATCGAGGACGGGTACAAAGTGGTGACCAGCCGGAATTATGTGAGGAGGCTGTCAACGGATTTGCCGGTAAACCTTACTACGGATTGAACGGATTGGAGGCGATGGATGAAGGCGCTTAGTATGTGGCAGCCCTGGGCGACGTTGGTGGCGATCATGGCAAAACTGGTTGAGACGCGGAGTTGGAAAACGGATTACCGGGGGCCGCTGGCGATTCGTGCGGCGCTGCGGTTTCCGCAGGAGGCGCAGTTGTTATGTTTCCGGGATCCGTTTCGCTCTGCACTTATTCGGTGGTTATTGGAGGGCGAGATTACGCTGCCGCGGGGGGTAATCGTGGCGACGTGTGAGCTGGTGGATTGTGTGCCTGCGGAGCAGTTTAGGGTGTGTATGGCGGAGGATATGGAGCGGCAGCGTCAGATCGATCCGCGCTGGCGCTGGATATCTTTCGAGGAGGGGGAGTTTGGGGATTATTCGTCGGGGAGGTGGGGGTGGGTGCTGGAGAATGTGGTGCGGTTGGAGGCACCGGTGGCGGCGAGGGGGCGGCAGGGTTTGTGGGAGTGGGATTATGGAAGGTGAAATGATGGTTACTTGTATTAGAGGAGCTATGGAGGATGACAGAAGATGACACGTAGAGGCCCAACGAAAATAAGCCGATCAGAGCAGCACTGTTTGTGGTGTGTATACCACACGCATAGATTAATCATATCCGGTCGCCATCCGATTTACTATCGGCTGTGCTGGCATTTGACGCCGATAACAGCTCCGCTAGGTGAAAAATTTATTGCATGATGGAAACCACCGAGAAACGCGCCCCGACCGCACTGCACCGCCTGCCGCTGTATCTGAGCCTGGATCAACTGGAGCGCCTGGCCAACGCGCTGCGGGAGATCACCGACAGCGGCTACGGCGAGATCACGCTGGTGATTGCAAACGGTCAGGTGGACCGCATAAAAGAGACGAAATCGTATCGATGATATACAATGGATGAGGAAATCGAGCGCTTATTGAAACCGGCCGACGTGGCCGCGATCCTGGGCGTCAGCCGCACCCAGGCCTACCGGCTGATGGGACGCGAGTTGCCGGCGGTGCGCTTCGGCAATACGGTGCGTGTCCGGCGCGCGGACCTCGAAAAATTTATCGAATCTCATACCACAAATAATGGCAAAACGAGGCCACGGTGAGGGCACCATCTACAAACGGGCGGACGGCAAATGGCGCGCCCAGGTCTCTGTTGGGGGCAAACGTCTCTCCAAAACGCACACCAAACGGAGCGTTGTGGCCGAATGGCTGCGCAAAACCACCGGCCAGATCGGGATGGGATTGACCTACGACCAGGCGCGTGTCAGTCTGGCCGATCACCTGCAGCGCTGGCTGGCCGGCGTGCAGGGATCGCTGCGAGCTAGCACCTACTCCCACTATAAATTACTGATCGACAAATATTTGATCCCTTCCATCGGCGACGCGCTGGTCAAGGACCTCTCGCCCGACCTGGTGCAATTTTGCTACGACGAGCTCACTCGCGCCGGGGTCGGCGCGCACACGCTCATCAAAATGCACGCTGTGCTGCACGAGGCGCTCCGGCGCGCCGTGGAGACCGGGCTGGCCGCCCGCAACCCGAGCGATGCAGCCAGGCCGCCGGCCGCGCCGGCGCAGGAAATGAAATTCTGGAGCGAGACCGAGGCCAATCGTTTCCTGATGGCGGCGCGCGGCAACCGGTTATATGCATTATTTTATTTGGCCATCGTGAGCGGCGGCCGGCAGATGGAGTTGTGCGGCCTGCAGTGGAGCGACCTGGATTGGACGGGCGGGCAGTTACGCATCCAGCGCCAATTGCTGCGCTCCGGAGACGAGATCTTCGGACCGCAAAAAACCGCCCGCGCCAAACGCACGATCAGCCTGGGCGCCGGCACCCTGGACGTGCTGCGCGCCCACCTGGCGCTGCAGGCGCGTGAGCGGCGCCTGGCGGGCAGCGGATGGTTGGAGCATGGGCTGATATTTACATCCACCACCGGCACGCCGGTGCACCATAAAAATCTGGTGGATCGCTATTTCAAACCGCTGGTCCAGGCTGCTGGCGTCAAACCGATCCGCTTCCACGATCTGCGCCACACGGCAGCGGCCATCATGCTCAGCCACGGGCGACCGCCAATCGTCGTCTCCAGGATACTGGGGCACGCGCGTGTCTCCATCACGCTGGATATCTACGGGCACCTGATCCCAGGGTTGGATGCCGGCGTGGGCGACATGATGGATGAGCTGGTCGCGCCGGTGGAATGGAGCGTGGAGACGGAAAAATCAGAAAAATAATAGCAAAATCGGCCGAAAAACAGTTTTTTGGCGCTATTTGAGGCCTCCAACATACCCCCAGATATGGGGGGGTAAAAATGCAAAAAACGCCAAAAATCGCCAAAACACCCCCCACCAGACAACACACGGTTCGCCGTCTCCGGTCAAAAAAAACAGCGCAAATAATTATCAGCGCTGTCCAGTAAATTATCAGTGCAAACCTGCACAGACCGGAGGATACACGGATGCAAATCACCTTTACCCAGGCCCTCGAAGGCTTCGAGCTCTATTGCCAGGCCCGCCGCCTGAGCAAACACACCCTCAGTGACTATTTCACCACCTATCGCAAATTCAGCCGCTGGCTGGATGATGACCCGCCCTTGGAGACCATCACCCGCCGCCAGATTACCCAGTTCATTGCCGCCCAGCCCGTCTCCGCCAAAACCGCCCTGAACTACCACACCGGCCTATCGGCCCTATGGACCTGGGCGCTCAAGGAAAACTTGGTGCACGAGCACACCGTCCGCCGCGTGGATCCACCCGAGCCGGAGAAACGCACCATCGCCCCCTACACCCAGGCCGATCTGCAGGCCATGCTCAACAGCCTGGAGCGCACCAATAAATACAAACGCCCGGGCAAAAAAGCCTCCAACCACTCCCTGCCCAACGTGGACCGCAACCGCGCCATCATCCTGCTGCTGCTCGATACCGGCATGCGCGCCTCTGAGCTTGCCGAAGCCAAAATCAACCAGCTCGATCTGCGCAACCGCCGCATCCGCGTCTTCGGCAAGGGGGCTAAGGAACGCACTCTTCCGTTCGTCGCCCAGACCGGGCAGGCGATTTGGCGCTACCTGCTGCCCCGCAAAGATGAGCCGATCAACGCCCCGCTTTTCGAAGCCGCCGGGCGCACCCTCACTCGCACCCGCCTGACCAAACAGCTCCAATCCATCGGAGAGCACGCCGGCGTGCACGCTGTCACCTGCCACCGTTTCCGTCACACCTTCGCCATCACCTACCTGCGCAACGGCGGCGATCCCTATACCCTGCAAATCCTGCTCGGGCACACCTCGATGGATATGGTCAAACGCTATCTCTCCATCGCCCAGGCCGACATCGAAGCGCGCCACCACCACGCCAGCCCGGTGGCAAATTGGAATTTATAGAACAAATATAGAACGATATATTACAATTCCGCATACGGCATTATTCCCTCTTGACAACCACTTCCGTATACGGTATTATATATACACAACAAAGGAGATTGAGATGGCAATCATAACCGATACAAAATTCAATTTTGAGAAAGCAGAGAACGATCTTTTTTCGTGGAATTATTGGGACGGCACCAGCGGTAATTGCCTGACCCACAAGCCGAGCGGTCGTGAGATTTACCAGATGCGCTGGAATAATGGCGAAGAAGTAGAAAGCGATATCCGCCAGGCAGCAAAAGAATTTTGGACCGAACTCTGGGCACTCCAAGAACAGAAGCCCCCGAGAATCGAAGAAGATTACGACTATGATCTAGAGCCAAAACACGGGCAGAATGGCTACTGCCGCAAATGTGGCTCCTACTGCTACGGCGACTGCGAAGCAAACTAATGCCAAAACGCTATCTCGGAATAAACGTCTACGACGCCGCCCGTAAAAGGGTGGCGTATGTATTCGATCACTTCCCGCGCATATACGTTTCATTTAGCGGCGGGAAAGACTCCACTGCCATGCTGCACCTGGTCGCCGAAGAAGCCAGACGACGCCAGCACAAAATCGGCTTGCTGTGTGTAGACTTTGAAGCCCAGTACCGTCACACCTACGAGCATGTGGCGACGATGTACGAGCTATATGCGGACATCATTGAACCATACTGGGTAACGCTGCCTATCTCGCTTGACAATGGGGTGTCGGAATATCAGCCGCGCTGGATCTGCTGGGAGCCGGGCTTCGACTGGGTCAGGCCGCGCCCGTCAAACAGCATCGGGGATCAGAACTATTTCCCCTTCTACAGCTACGCAATGGAGTTTGAAGAATTTGTGCCTGCCTTTGGCGAGTGGTACAGCCAGGGGCAGGATTGTGCAGCATTCATCGGCATCCGCACAGAGGAAAGCTACAACCGCCACCTGAAACTGGCTGTCAGGCACAACCGAGAATTTCACGGCGACAACATGTGGGCGCTGAAACAAAAGTCGGCCAGCCAACCGGTGTACTCGATCCATCCAATTTATGATTGGAAAGTCGAAGATATCTGGCGCTATCATGGCAAGTTCGGCAAACCCTATAATCGTATTTACGACCTGATGCACAAGGCCGGTCTATCATTGCATCAGGCACGCCTATGTCAGCCCTACGGAGTGGACCAGCGCAAGGGTTTATGGCTTTTTCATATCCTCGAGCCAGAGACCTGGTCAAAAATTGTGGCGCGCGTCAATGGCGCCAACAGTGGGGCTGAGTTTGTCAAATACAGCGGCAATATCTCGGGCCAGATCAAAATCCATAAACCTGCTGGGCACACCTGGAGGAGCTTTGCTTTGCTCCTTCTGAAATCAATGCCACAAAATTTAGCCGAGCATTACGACAACAAGATTTTTACGTTTATCGGATGGTGGATGGAGAGGGGCGGCTATTGGGATGATGATGGAAATTTCTACCCGATTTACGGCAGTATCCCAGACGAAGTTGATCATAAGCTAGAGGTAGCCAAGAAAGCGCCATCCTGGAAACGGATATGTAAATCCTTACTGCGTAGCGACTATTGGTGCAAAGGGATTGGTTTTGTACCAACCTCATCTCCCCATTATGACCGCTATCGTAAATATATGGCAGACCGAAAGCGCCTGAGAGGATATATCCCATTATGGAGACGATAATCAAAAGTGGTTGGATGCAAATTATCAATGCGGTTTTACAAAATGAAATCGCAGATATGCCCGAGGAAGAGCGTATCGATGCTATTAACATAATCAAAATGGCGTTACATGAAATCAGTCCATTTAAAAATGAGCCGATTGATTGCGTGATCTGGGTGCCCTGCGATACGGTTTTGGCCAACGACTACAACCCCAATAAGGTTGCCCCGCCAGAAATGCGCTTGCTCGAAACTAGTATCCTGGAGGATGGCTATACTCAACCCATTGTCACCTGGGTTGACGATGGCAAGCGCGAGGTAATTGACGGCTTCCATCGCAACCGCGTAGGCCAGGAGTGTAAAACTATCAGAGAGCGAATACGGGGATATCTCCCTGTGACAACGGTAAACGAGAATCGCCATGATCGCGGCGACCGAATTGCATCTACGATACGCCACAACCGGGCAAGAGGCAAGCATCAAATCTCAGCTATGAGCGATATTGTGGTTGAGTTGGCGCGCCGCAATTGGTCAGACGCCAAAATTGGGCGCGAGCTTGGGATGGACCCGGATGAAGTCCTGCGCTTGAAGCAAATCACCGGGTTGGCAGAAATGTTTGCCAACGAAGATTTTAGTGAGGCGTGGGAAATCGACCCATACACAGAGGAGTAAACCATGAAAGAGTATACATGGCCGAACAATAAGCCAGTTATCCGGCAATACGTTGTAATCGATGATCGTGGTAGATTGGGAATTGCTTACTCTGATCCGATATATCACCCAGATGTGCTCTTTGCGCACCCGGCAGATGGACCGTCCATCAAAGAGTGTGGCGGTAGTATTGTGATGCTCGATACAGTGTGGCATTTGCAGGCCGGTGGAAGCAGCTACTCTGGCCAATGGGCAGACTATGTAAATAAGCCTGACGCAAAACTAGAAGATATGAGACGGCAAATAATTATTGTGGACGACATCGGATACCTGCTACCAGATAGTTGGGCTGATAGGATTTTTGCCGACAGCGACCAGCCGGGCTACTGGGATTACGGCGCCACTATTGGCAAAATCGGGGGAGAGCAGCCCGTAAAAGGGCAGATCCACAACGAAATGACCGTTGGCCAGGCGGAAAACTATGCCCACGAAGTCGGCGAGAAAGCCACAGCGCGCGGGATCCGACTCGCGGCGAAGAATGGATACATTCCGGGCGCCCGCAAAATCGGCAGAGATTGGCTAATCCCATACGACGGGATGAATCATTATCTCGACAATCGCCCAAAACCAGGTCGAAAAACTGATGTGCGCTGACACCCGCACCCCCTCCCACGCCGCCCGCCTGATGCTCATGTATTTCCTGCGCCACCACCTGCGCATGCTCACCTACCAGGAAATCGCCGACCTGTTCGACCTCGGCCACCGCTCCACCGCCCTGCGCTCCATGCGCATCATCGACGAGGTCGAACAGCTGCTCCCCGATCTCGAAACCAAAATCCACCGCAGCCTCAACCTCACCCGCTAAAAGCGCCCCACCCGGGGCGCCCGACCCCGACCCTCTCCCTCTAGGGAGAGGGTCGGGGTGAGGGTACCCCCCGCACAACCCGCACAGCACGCACGCACAGCACAACCCCCGCACAACCTCCTCAATCTCGATATTGCACCTAGTCGCACCCGGATTTAAATAAAATTCAATGCCAATTGATTAAATTGGCATTGAAATAGAAAAAGTGCCAGGATTTAGACAATCAAGGCGCTTTTTGCAATCGAGATTGTGGACCTGGAGGGATTCGAACCCTCGACCTCTTCAGTGCGATTGAAGCGCGCCGCAAAACCACCGGCAACATACGCACCAATAGTCCCGATTTTACCCCATTTTCGGCCAAAAACAGGCCGGATTTATTACATCTATACCATCATAAACATCATCACCATAAAGATTGCACCCGTTTTGCACCCGTTCTAGGAAAATATTAAGATTGAATTATTTAAAAACGCGCTTATAATGTAATTAATTGAATAGATTCCACGACCTGAGACAGTCATCAGACCTGGGTCGCGCCAATTGCGCGGCCCAGGTCTTTTTTGTTATAGGAGGTCATATGGTTTTCGGATTGCTCGCAATCGTTTTTCTCCTGGCGTTCATCACGGAGAGCGCGGTCGAATACGTTTTTGGGACGCCGTTCAACAAAATTCCTCAACTAACACCGTATAAATGGCTGCTCATGTACATAGCCCTGCTCGTTGGAGTTGGGCTCACATTTTTCTATAAACTCGATCTGATCGCAATGCTCTCGATCTGGCTACTGGAGCTGTTCCCGGGCTGGATCGTGGTGCTCGGGCTGTATCAATCTGGCACCTGGGTCGGATATATCGCCACGGGATACGCGGTCGGGCGCGGCTCGGTTTTCGTGCACGATCTGGCCAGCAAATATATCCTCAAACGTCCGCAGGATAATTTCGCCTGATGGATGCTATAGCGATGCACGACAATAACATCGTAGAGCGCATCCAAAATATCCTCGAGCGGCACGATACCGTGCCGCAGAATCTCAAGGACGAGCTTATTTTGCTGGGGCTGGCGGAGATACTGCGCACGGTAAAAAATCACGCCGGCAGGCTCGAATTCCTCGAGAAATATAAACCTTATTTGCAGGTCCTGGCCTGGGCAGTGGGAATCATTGGATTGTCGTTATTAACGATGGCTGTCACCGGACGGCTGCAATTTACAGTCGTGCCATAGGAGATTAAATGAAACACTATTTTTATATCTGGCAGCTCGAAAACGTCCCGGCAGATCCGCTGGTATTGGCTGCGCTGTGCAAATCCTACGGCATCGATGGCGTGGCGATCAAGGTCCTGGATGGGGCCAGCCGTTTTAACACCGATGGAGGCAATGACAAGCGCCTGAAATCCATGATCGACGGGCTGCGTGGCACCGGCATAGATGTAGAGCTGTGGGGCTATCACTATCCGGATTCGCCTGGGCTGCAGGGCGACATGATTATGGAGCGCATAGAGAAGCTTAGCACGACCGTCTACCTGGCTGATCTGGAGATCGAGTGGGAGCAGCCGTTCGGTATGCCAAAGGCAGCCGAAACTATGTTCTCCAAAGTAAAGCGCGGCGGCCTCCAGGTGTTGATGACCGGCGCCAGGTTCCCGCTCAATTTTCCAAATACGCCCTGGGACAAATTGGATAACCTGGTAGAGATCGATGGCTTTGACCCCCAGATCTACTGGCTCGGAGCTCATAACCCATTTGACCAGGCGGAACGCTGCTGGCAGGAGTACCGAGATTTTACTGACAAATCGATCATCCCAGCCGGTCCATGCTGGGGCCAGAACGTCAAGACTGCCCAGGGGCCGGTCTGGTGGGAGCCTACTGCCGAGGAGCTGCAACAATTCCGAGACTGGGCAGTCACCCGGGGAATCGGCAAATTATATTGGTGGTCGCTGGATTGGCCGTTGACGCATACGCGTATGGATCTGGTTTCGTTCGCGACCGGAGTTATTCCCCAGGAGCCTCCACCCGATCCTGGATATGACACGTATGAGGCCATTGTCGATCCGGCCAAATGCCGCGGGCTGAATGCCCGGGTTGGTCCGGGGACTGGCAATGCAGCCGTGCTCGCATTCCACCCGAGCTCACGGGTGATTGTGGTTGGAGAAGATGGCGATTGGCGAAAAATTAAATTGCCGGCGGACCAGGAGCTTTGGGTGCACGGCTATTATCTGCGGAAAATATGATGCCGCGTAGAGCAGCTCGTCCATGTGCGCAGCCTGGCTGCCCGAATACCACTCGCTCGAGTCGATACTGCAACCAGCATGAGCAACAAATCAGGCGCGCTAGCGGAGGAGACAATCGCCACTATAACAATAATCGCTGGAGAGCAATGCGCAAAAAATATTTAGCCGCTCATCCGTACTGTATGGATCCATATCATATCCATGATCGATCAACCCCAGCAACTCACGTCGATCACATCCAGTCATTAGCCGCTGGCGGCTCTGATGACTTGAGCAATTTGCAGGGATTGTGTCACTCATGTCATTCGCGCAAAACGATCCTCAACGATCATGGGTATGGGGTATCAAATCTCTAGAGAGTTGAAGTATATAGAGATCGGAAGAGC